CTGCTTTGCGTTCTTCTTTCATGCAAGTGCAATGCCCAGAGTTTTTCCCAGTAACATAATCCTTGCCGTTCCGGGTCGTTCTAATTGCTCCACAATGAACACATTTCAATGTCCATATCTGTTTTGCACTATTCCTCATATCATCTGCGGGCTGAACGTCAATAACTTCAAAATCGCCGTATCTTTTACCGATTCGTTCCTTGTAAAATCCATCGCACCACTTTTCTAGCGACCATTCAGATTTTTCCATGTAATCCTCCTTATATCGTTATTTTCTGATTCTATTATACCACTTTTTTAGTGGAAGTACAATGTTTATTACACTATATGTGGGCCTTCTTTTATGTGGCAAGGATGGACGAAGTGTTCACCCGCCCCACCCCCGGCTCGCCCCATATACCCCGCCGGTGGAGACCCAAGCCCCAGCGCACCCGGACAGACTGCACAGCACAGGCAGCAGCGCAGACCGTGCCAGATGCAGGGCAAACCACGCCACGCACCGACACACACGCCCGGACGCTGGACACGCTGCACCGGTCTGCTCCCGATACCAGACAATCCACGCCGGGACGGTCGGACAGTGCGCGGGGCGCTGGACTGCCTTCACAACGTGTCCGATAGGGCACGCCCAAACGGGCAAAAAATAAAAACGTACAAATACGTTATTATGTTGCGTGCGCAACTTGACAAAAACGTAAATATACGTTACAATATAGGCAGAACGTAGATATACGTTACACCTACCAAATACCGTTACAAAACAGGAGGACAAAAAACATGAAAACCACATTAAAAGATATCCGCCGCGATGTTACCACCAACGCCGCAACCGACTTGACCAAAAAGAGCTTTTCGGAGATTGACGCAATCCGCGTTGCAGAATGTGGGTTCGAGTGCATCGCATACAGCACCGGCATTTATGGTGTTACCGGCGTGTTGGTAAAGGGCAACACCACCGGCAAACTGTACGCCGTGACCGTTCGCACCTCTGCACTGTTTCAGGTTATGTGATAGGGGGGGTGCAAATTATGTTATACTATCGTATTCCGGCAGGGCTTGACGGGCGGGCGATTGTGTCCGCTGGTGCCTATTGTGGCAAGGTCAAGCGATATCTAATCGGCGGTGAGCTGTACACGGCTAAAGAGTGCGCCCGTTATGGTATCAACACGGCAGGACTTGAGCCTGTCACAATCTCACAGTGCCGCACCTTTACAATTTTTGGCGTTAGAAAGGAGGTGCACGCATGATTTTTTCTTGCGTCTTGTTTTTCTTCTGGTTTTTTAGCGCCTTGTTCAAAGCGTCCAAATAAGAAGCATTCCACCCGGTCAGAAATGGCCGGGCTTTTCTTTTGCCTTGCATCTGCTGAGGGTGCAGGGCTTTTATTTTGCCCTGCTACAATACAGCCCCATACAAGCGTTTACAGCACGTTTTGTACCGCCCATGAATTATACCGCCCGCGCCACAAAACAGCGCACAGAGCTTTATAATGGCTTTTCATGAGATTTGCCCCATTCTACCACCGCAAATACCAGACCGACACAAGCGACTATAATAACACCTGCGACACGCTGGAGCGTATCACAGCACCGTAACACCTTCAGCATATACCAGATACCACCGCCACGCCGGACGCTGTACAGGTCAGCACAGCCGCCCTATTATAATAAGGTATATAAGGGTGCGCCCCTGTTATGGATCCATGCCAGACAGTGCAACATATCGCAGACCATGCCAGCCCGGCGGGGTCAGCTCCTATAGTGTGTGGATCTCTGGCAAGTGCTGACACGCTGTCAGCAGTACAGACCCGGCGCACCTGCTGAGGGGTCAGCCCGGCGGCGGTCTCGATGCTTCCCACGCCCGTCGGCTGGAGGTCTGGCACCGGGTCAGTCTGTCACCCTCCATCCGGCGGGACAGTCCAGCAGCAGGGGCAGGGCGGGCGGCGCGGAATCATTGACGGCTACCGCCGTATCTCTTTTCGGGCTTTCGCCCGATAGCTAATAGAGGTCAGCAATAGTCGCAGCGTTCCGGCTGAAATAGTCGTAACCAATAGTCGTAGTTTCTCCGATAAAATAGTCGTGGAATAGTCGTAAAGTCGTCATACGACTAGCTTTTGAAAGTCCTATATATCGTATAGTAACGAACAGTTCGCTGATAGTCGTAGAGTAATAGTCGTATCGTTTTCTAGCGAACCTTCGTCAAATAGTCGTGTGTTTTTTGTGTGAAATAGCCGTTCGCCTTTTAGGAAAAGAGAGGTGCGATAGTCGCTAAGTCATCCGACATCCCAAAAAACAATATGTGTCAAGACACCTGTCAATTTTAATTCCAATCGCATTACCTCAAAATCTTTAACAATCGTACTTATTATAATAGTCACAGACAATTGCTCAATTTTTTTAACTATTATTCTGCTGGAATAGTCGTATCATCCGATTCGGCTCGTTCTTCTCTGATTTAATTACCGACAACTACAATCATATCATACCAATCAACTAGGATTACAAATTCCGAAAATACCTCAATGCTTTTAACTATTTAATAAAACTATCCGACTGGTCAGTTGCTTTCAATTTGTAATCAAGTGCTCATACAGTCATGCAACATTTTTACATATCAAGCCGACTGCGAAATGAAGTCAATTCTCCATGTGGAATAGTCGTAGACCATCCACCAGTCCGAACCTCACGCCAGCTCTTGCCTACGGTCTGCTCTGCTGGCTAACGGTGTAGCTTTGGAGATAGAGGGTTGTAGGGGGAAAGAACCTTTGCAAAAACATCTGGTTGTCGTTTTCAGTTGTCGCAGTTGTCGCACCATTTTGGCGTGGGGGCCTCAAACAATTTATTTGTTTGAGGGGGGAGTTAGGGGGATTATAGGGGGTAATAGGGGTTGTAGGGGAAAGAGGGGGAAGAAAGGGGGGAAGATTGGATGCGAACGCATCATGTGCATCCATTTGCATACAAACGCATCATGTGCATCCATTTGCATACAAACGCATCACGCTGATAGTCGTAGCCATATCAGCCCAAACGCCACTCGATCAAGACGGTTTCTACTCAAAATCAGACCTTGCCGTTTTCTCTCGATAAATAACAGACGAAAAGAGCACGGAATAGTCGCAGAGGGTAGTTTTACCACCTGATACCATTCCATGCTTTCTGATACGTTTGTTGATTGACGAAAAATATTTATGGGGTTCAGACGATAACTTTATCGCCCAAACCCTGTTATCTGTTTTTCTTGCCTATTCTACTGTGACGATACGAGCGCAGAAGCGACGTTATACGCTTTTTTGTCCAATCTGCGCAATTCAAGTCTAGTTGGAAGCAAACCACGGCAAAAGTATGCACTCCCAAAAGGAGTTCCTTTTACTGGGCTATCCATGTGTTTTGGATTCATAAAGTCTATTCTCTGGTCAAAGCAAAGCATTTGAACGTCATTTTTGAAAATCTCAAATCTTGTTTTCCCTTGAATGCTATTTGCCGGAAGAAGTAATGCAAATGGTTTATTTAACTCGTATGCTCTACGAAGAACAGCGTCTTTTTTGCTAAACGGCGGATTCGAAACAAGAATGTCCCATTTTTGAGGTTCGTAATCAAAAAAGTTCTGCCCATAGTCAATATGACTATAAATCACGTTGTATCCTTGTCTTTTGAAAACATCCACAAATGCAGACCATTCTTTGTCAAACGGACACCAAATAATCTTATTGCTTGGAATAAATTCCAAAAGAGGTCTTACGGCATAGCTTGGAGTATACTGTTCATCTCCGTTTTTTGAACTGTCAGATTGTAAATATCCTATATTTTCTGCCACAAGTTATCACCTCACATCCACACACATTCTTTGAACTGCTGGGTCTCCATCTGAAACGTGATGTCCAGTGACCCTACGTTGCCCTCTTTGTTCTTTTCGAGCGCAAAGTGATAATGCTGCTCTGGCCGCTTTTTCGTGGTCACGTTCTGTGCCAGTAAGATGATTGCATCTGCGTCCTGCTCGATTTGCCCGGATTCTCGCAAGTCTGCGGCGGTCGGTGGGATACCCGCTCTTGCGGTCTCTCGATTGAGCTGTGCAAGTGCTACCACCAGCGTTCCTGTGGACTGTGCAAACTCATGCAACGCCATGCTGATCTCTGTGACGGCACTGTATCGGTCTTTTGCTCCGGCTTGATGGATAAGCTGCAAATAGTCGATGAACACCACTTTTGCTTGCATCCTGATGGACTGGGTTCTAATCCACCCAACGCTCTTGCCAGCGGCAGAGCGGACGAACAGCGGATATTTCTTGATGGCTGCCAGTCGGTCAAGTTCGTCAATGCTGACGGTCTTATTTTTGACCGTGTGCAGCGGTACGCCTAGCTGGTTTGCTATAATACGAGCGTAGAGCGTGTCTGGGTCGGTCTCTAGGCTAAAATATGCTACCTTGCGTCCGTTCTTGGCTATTTCACAGGCAAGTTGCAAGGACAACGCCGTCTTACCAGCAGACGGTCTGCCGCCGATTACAACGAAGTTGCCCGGCACAAGATGCAAGTTGTTATCCAGCACTCTAAGCCCTGTGCTGATATACTCCGGCTTATCATCCAGCTTGCGAATGTAGTTGTCTATGCCATCGCACATCGGGATGAAATCGCTTCTCTCGTTATGCAGATTGATTGCTTCGCCTAGCTGTTCATAAATACCTGTCATGTCTGCGTATCTGGTCGAGCCATCAACGATTTTGAACGCAATCTCTCTGGCTCTGGACAACGCTGCCTGTTCCTTGACGATTCTAGCCCATCCAAGCATCATGTCGTGAGTGACGTTACGAATAAACTCTGCGCCAAAGGCATCCAGGCATTCGCCCATTGCTTTCTTGCAGTTATCGTAACGTCCCATGACTTCTACCGGGTTCCACTTGTCGTTATGTTCCCAATAGCCACGAATGGCAGCGAATGTATCACGCAGCTCAGGGCAGAAATCGTCGATTTTAAGGTCTTGTAGCACATCGGCGTATTCCGAGAACGTGAGGACTGCCCCCAGCAGGATGTATTGGGTCTGATTTTCAATATTCACCGCAGAAAGTCTCCCTCGTCAGGTAATTCAGCCATTGTCTGCTGATAGCCACCGTTCCAGTCCTTTACGTTACGCATCCAGTTCCGTGCAGCAGCTTTCCAGTCTTCCATGGGCGATTTGCCGACCTTCCATCCATTTGCCGTGAAGTGGTCAACAAACCGCTCTGCTTCTGATTCCATGTAACCCTTGTCCGCAAAGTATTCTTTGGCTTGCTCGACAGTCGGTGCTTTGAAGCGTTTTACTCCGTTGGTATTTTTCTTTTCACATTTTTCTTTTTTATCAGATTCAGATACAGAATCAGATACAGATAAGGCATCGTTTGCATTCATTTGCATATTTTGCATACCAGCGTATGCGTTTGCATTCATTTGCATATTTTGCATACCAGCGTATGCGTTTGCATCATTGTTATGCGTTTGTATGCATTTGCATTTTTCATCGTTCCAGCGTTTATTTGCACTCCGTCTGTTTTTCTCGATTCGCTTCTGCCTTTTCTGTGCATTCATATCATCGAACGTTTTAACAACTTTCCAGAGCATCCGCATAGCACGGTCGTTGTCGTATGCTGGCTCAAGTCCAGTCTCAACATACTGCGCGTAGTTGCGGATGAATGCTCCGAATTCCTCGTCTGACAGCTCGTCCATCGCATGGACGTGTTCCAACAGAAGAATCATTGATGTTCTCGGCTTGTGTTCCTGCTCCATACTCAATCCTCTCTGTAACGGCTGTTCCACCGGCTGATGATTTCTTGTCGTCCGTCTTTTTCGTCATACGGTGACAAAACGCCGTCTTCACCAAAGCTATAGTAAGCGCTATTGCTCATTGATGCATTATGACACTTTTCACACAGAATCATCCATGTTGTGTGGTATTTTCTCTTTGAATCCACTTGATGCAATCCATCGTGATACAGCGTCGGAATAGACCCACAGAACGGGCATCTCTTAAGTTCTTTCATCTTTAACCCTCCTCAAAACGGGCATTCTTCTCCAGATTCACGAAGCCAGCCTTCGCCCGGAATGTTGACTATCTCATAATACTGCCGTGCAACGTAGATTGTTTTCTGCCCGTCCTCAGCAATCAGACCAACTACAAGATAGCCACCAGCAGCCATAAAGAACCAAGGGTTGCTCTTTTAGGTCTCACCCTTCATCCAGTTCTTCATCTTGTTCACGGCTTTTTCAATATCCTTATCGGGGCAGTCCGGGTTTTCGTATGCAAAGAAATCCTCAGGGAATTTAAGCTTTTTCATTTTCTGAACCCCTCTCTTGTTCTTGTGATTCGCTTATGAGCCTTTACAGGCCTTGCGCCTTTGCCGTAAGCTGGGCGGATATGTTTTGCCTTGATATATCCACAAGGCGGCTTCGGCCCGAAGTCGAAAAGGCTCAAGTCCATAATGATGATGCCAAACTTCTTGTTTGTCATGTTTAGCCCTCCTATACCATCGGAAACGCCATCCAATGCGTCACCGTCACATCTTTTGGCAGTCTCTCGCCTATCTCGTCCCAGAACTGACCATATGCGTAACAGCCGAGAAAGTACACTGTCGGCGAGATTCCTTGCAACATTTTTCCATCTTTATCACGCCACGTTGTTTTAGTCGCAAGCAACAAAGGCTGCGTCCGATCTCGTGGCGGTTCGTTTGCTGGATGCCAGAGCGTGTTAGCCATTGCCTTTTCTCCTTTCAATCTCCATCCCACACACCCGTCAGGGCGCATCTTTGCAAACGCCAGCAGACCATACAAAGCACGTTTGGCGTTGCCCTCTGTGGCGTTCCAGTAGTCGCTTTCGTCCACATCGTCACCTAGCGCAGAAATAGCCTTTTCAAGCATCGGGATGCTTTCTGCGCCTGTTTTGCCATATATGGAGCGGATGCCGCCCTCACCAAACACTTCCGGTCGATAATAGAAGTGACCGTAATTATAGGTGACGTTGAGCCACAATTCTTTTGTACCGCCCATAGAGTGCATACCACCAGCAATAAAATGTGTACTATCCGCTTTGAGCGGTTCATGCGTTACAGGGTCGCACAGCGAAACATCATAGCTCATATTCGTCCAGCTCCTTTTGATTTGCTGGCGTTCAATCTGCTTCAATCTTGCCTTTGCCAGCTTGCGGTTGTCAGCCTTGCGAATAGCCCAGTTGTTGCGGTGGTTTGCCCACGCTGCAAAATAGTGACTGTATTCGCTTTGGTCGTACCAGCCCTTGCCAATAAGCCCTTTATAGGTCTGCTGACGTTTCATCTTTCTTCTCCCATTCCTTGCATCCACGTTCGTCCCACACGAAGTCTGCAACGTATTCTGACTGGTCGTTTACACATACGCCCTCCGGCTCTGCGTACCATTTGCAAGAGCCACAGGACGGCTCAGATTTGTTCTTGCAAGATTCTGTTGTGCATCGGATAGCCTTGCCAGCGGAGAACTGCTTGATGCCCATGCAAGAGCAATGCTCGGTTGTGCAGTAGAAGTTCATCCTATTTTCCTCCAACCAATTAACTCGCAGACACCAATCGTTACAGGGTCGCATCTGTGAATAACTATGTCCCCTGTTCTTTGCTCCTCGATAGACGGTCTGTAGACAAATCCTTTTTCTTTTGATTCCAAAATTCCATCGAGAATGTTTTCCGGCAAAATTAAAAATCCATCAGAATCTAAGATGGCATCGCATTGCTTGCATTTATAGACGCAAACTTTTTTCATCTTTTCTCCCATCTCTTTCCCCTGTTGAATCGCCCGATCACTCGCTTATACTCTGCATAGCACTCCGGGCACAGGTCGCCCGTGTCCCTGCGCCACGCCCAGTCTTTGAAGTATTCGTCAGGGTTCATCATCCTGCCACCCAGAACCGCTCCGCAACGGTCACACACTCGCTTGTGGTAGATTCCTCTGTCAGTTTGCATCGCCTTTTACCTCTCTGTACTCCACGTCAATCCCCTTAGGCAAAGCCGTCTGGTACTTCTGAGCCAACTGCTCTGCGCTCTGGGCATCACCCAACGGCTGTTCAGGAGGCGCAACGGTGACTTCCACGTTGTCACGCATACCAAAGTAGTTTTTGGCTCGGAAAATCCACTCTGCCGGGTTCTCCTGACCGTACATACCGTTGTACGCCCACATAGACTGCATTTGCAGAATCAACTTCAGGATGTACTTCTGTTGCAAGCTGTCGTCACGGCGCTTGCCCGTCATAATCTGTTTCAGGCTCACCCATTCGATGCCCAGCACCAGTGCAATCCATTCCACCACAGGGGAGATTCTAGCTTCGATGCAAGCGTCAAAAAAGAAGTCAAGACGTTGCTGCACTTCAATTGGGTTGTTCATGTCCACGCTCGGAAGGTCGCCAAAATACTTGGCTGCAATCATGCCGATGACCTTTTTGTCCTCTTCATCACCGATTCTTGACTGCAAATCGCCTGTATTCAGCATCTTAGACCTCGTGATTGCTAACTCCTGTTGTTCTTTCACCTTTTTACTCACCTGTGAGCGGATGGATTTCCGCTTGTTAAGCATCTGTTGCTTCTTCTTCTCTCGCTCTTTCTCTCGCTTCGCAGCGGCTTCTTCTTTCGCCTTTTGCGCCCGCTTCTCACGCTTTTTCTTTTCCGCTTCGGTCAGCGGCGGTCTGCCACGACCACGCTTCGGGGGTGTTGCCAAGAGTTATCACCTCTTCATCTTCGTTTCGATGCTGTCCAGCTTCCGTGCAATCCACCAGACGGAACAGCAGTTGTCCAACTGCCGCCACCAAGCGCACTTTTCTTTTTCACACACGCACCGACCAAGCGGATTGCTGGTCATCTTCATCGGACAGTAAAGTTCGTTGTTCATCAGTACTCCTTTTCGATATGAACCCTTGCGATGCCAACCATTGCATCATCAGGGCAGCTCATAATCCTACCGTTACGGAGCGACACGCAGTTATATATAGTGCCGCCGCAAAAGATGGGACTGCACGTAATCTCACTTGTATTCATATTAAGTTCGCCTTTGTAGTAAAACGGTTCTCCTTCCTTGAGCGAATCAAAACGAGCTCTCTGTTTTCCATGCTCTCCACGAATTTCCATTTTTACCTCCACCCCATCACAACAGCCGTATAAACGGCCAGACACACGTTAATGAATATCCAGACGAACATTGCCTGCTGTTCTTCAAACTGGTCGTCTGTCATGTCTTTGATTGTCCGTTCGGACTGAACTGCCACCGCCAGAAGGACTAGGCAGACCAGCCAGCGAGTTGCAAATTCAAACATTGTTATCCTCCATCAAATCGTCCATGCTCAACTGACCACTGATGTTGTTATCTTCCATCCACCAGCGAAAAACGTCCATGCCGGTCTGCCAGTCGCACGGCAAACCTTTTGATTTTCTGACATCAAGCATTCGTTCAAACGCTGAGATGTACATTTTCTCGTAGGCAGGCCAGCGCATAAACTCACGCTGTCTGCCCCCCCTACCGGCCATAGGACAGCCGATGCATCCAACACGCTTCTGCCCTTCGCAATACAGCTGATTGATAGGCAAGTGTTCGCTGTGTGTGTAGTCCCACACATCATCGTCAGACCAGTCTACGATAGGATTGACAGTCATCTTGCCCTTGAGGTTGCAGGTCTCGAACAGCTGCCTTTTTTCATCATTGTCTCCCATAAGGATGATGCGCTTTTCCTTGTCACGATGGCTAAACTCCATCGTTCCACGGTTTTTCTTTCTGTTTGTTGATTCGGCCCAGCGAACGCCGGTAGCGATAAATCTATCGCGGCCAGTATTTTCTTTGAGAACGGCACAGCAATACCGCACAAGTCTTGTCGGCGGCATCAGCTTTTGCGGAATCAGCGTCCACATGGACACAGGCTTGTCCTTGTATCGTGGCATAACGATGGAGCATTTGATCCCACGTTCTTCCATCGCCTTGAACTGCTCACGAATGAAATAGACCGTCTCCGGCGCATCTGCTGTGGTGTGGCTGTTGACTACCTCGAAGTTGATTCCAGCACGTTCAGCCAGAGCCACAAGCACCTGTGAATCCTTGCCGCCAGAGTATGTGACCATGAGCGGTTTCTTGTACCGATGCTTGGATAACCGCGCAGCGTCCTGCAACCGTGCGATGGCAAGCTGTTCCTTATCCATTGTTACCTCCATCTAACATCCTCTATGATGTTTGAATTTTCGTGCGATTGAAACTCATATAGACTGCATATGGTTTTCTTTCCACAAATCGGACAAATAGGAGTTCCCCCATTATCTGCCATCGCAGTTGCAACGCGTGCATCACACACAGAAATGGCAGTATCGCAGAAGTAACAAGTAAACGTTGCTCTTTTAATACGGCAAGACTTTGGATTTATTGAAGTGATTTCCGAAATAGCTTCTCCCGAAAACATTGCCATCAGCTCCACATTTCTCTCAGCTCTTTTTCGACCTGTTCTGACTTTGCAGTGATGTAATCCGCAAACTCGTCAGGGGTCATATCCTCTTCTTTGAACTTTCCGACCATCTCCCAGTACCTGTCACCAATGCGGATGATTTTCTGCACCTGTTCATCGGTCAGGTCTGCATCGCACCGAAGATTCTGAATAAGTGCGCCCCATGTAGCGGCGATACCATCCAGAGCCATGCGGAAGCCGTACAACTGGTTCTGCCGTGCGATTTTGCGGAGGTTGGTTGACATTGCCTGTTTGCCAGACGAGGGGCGGTTTCTGTGCTTATTCATCTGACTGCTCCTTGTCGGTGGAAAGTTCAAACGTGACTTTCAGCGTTTTGCCACCACGGACTTCCCATGCCTTTTGAATTTCGGTCTTGTTGTCACGCATCATTTCCGTGACGAAATGTCCCATGACCGCCGCAATCGCTTCATCGGTCACATCTGACTTGTTGCGCCACATCTTCAAGCCATCTTTTTGAGGCGGCGCCATCGTTCCTGCATAGATGGTTCAGAACATCCCGCATCCAACATGATATTCAACCATTTTTATTCTCCTTTGCTTCAAGGCGAGAGAGCCAGCGGTCGAGTTTTTTTGTGATGGCGATTTGGTATTCTTCGTCAAGCTCCACGAGTTGGAACGCACCTTTATCATCCCAAAGCTGGTCAAAGGCAACGTTAACGTCTGCCCATTCTTCCAGCAGATTTGCTTCACACTCCGCAACGCTCTTCGGTGTCGGGTTCGTGCCATCCAGCGCTCGGCGCAGCTTCAACGCAGCCTGTGCCAGTTCGGACGCTTCTTCTGCCAGCTGCGCCAAGATTTCCGTCTTAGGCAAGATGTCTGAAACTTTCTTACTCACTTCTGTTCTCCTTTCAGCCAGTCGTTCAGCTTTGCCATGCAAGAGGGGCAAAGGTTGAACTCATATTCTTGTGGACAGCCAATGCTCCTTACAGTTATTTGAATGTTTGAAAGCATCGTGTAATCTTTCAACTTAAATGTTTCTCCGCATCTATCGCACTTGAATGTCTCTTCCATGTCTTTCCACTCAAACGGATTGTCCATGCTCTCCCTCCAATCTCTTTAGCAGCTCATCCACGTCATACCGCCAATGGACACGCAGCCTTTTTGCTTTAATCTCTATCCCCTCTTGCTCTGCCCACTGCCAAGGGATGCTCTTGCGGCTCTCGTTGTAACGGAACGCCAGAACCTTGCTGGCAGGGATTGCAAAGGTGCGGTTGACCGCCCTGTAATTGACTATTACATGCGCGGTCTGACCGCCGTACCCCATCGCATCCACCATGTCAGTGATGTGCTTTTCCTTGCGGTATTTGCACTTTGCCTTGTCATACTTGCCAAACACCTTTTCCAAAGGGATAGAGGGCGTTTCGATGGTTTTCAGCTCGAACAGGTGGTTCATCGGGTATCGGTACACAAGGAAGTCGCAGATGTTGTCGATGGAAAACGACAGGTTCTCGTTGCCGCCGTAGTAGGTGGCAGCACTGTCTTTCAGACGGTAGCACCACGCATCGGACGGGACGGATGCCTTGAAGTCTGCTTCAAACTGTTTGCCGGTGTTCATGCGTTGTCCTCGATTTTTTTGGCTTCTCTGATACGCAGCCGAGCAAGTTCGCTATTTGCATATCGCAGTTGCCAGCTACCAAACCAGCCTTTGTGAACGAGTTTTCCGGCGCAGTAAACAAACTCCTGCTTCATCAGGTCATCAAGTGAAATGATGTAACTGCCCGGCTTATACTTTCTTTTATTCATCCTCGTTCGCCTCTAAATTTATGGAATATGAGTTGCTATGTCAGCGGGCTTTTCCATTTCCTTCATAATCCGCTTATGTTCTTCCACTGTCATGTTGTTCGGGTAGAATCGCTTGTCCACCAGTTCAAACGGTTGCATATAATGGTCAAGAACATCTCGTGCTTCTTTTCGTGCCTTTTCAGCACACATCTCGATATATTCTTCTTCGGTCATGTTGTAATCGGTAATGCAGTCAACAACCGAAGAAAACCGACACAGCAAGCCGTTAGGCTGTTTTGCAATAAAAGCTCCCATTTATCTTTCACCTCTAAATTCGCTTCCGAGAAACCGTTTCTTCCCTTTTTCCCGGTGCTTATCCTCATAATCACGGTGATACACGCTCTGGCTGTGGTTCAGCTCATACACGAATGCCTTGCGCTCCTCAAAGTCTTTCTTCTCTGCCTTGTACTTCTCGCAAGTTTCGTGGCAGGCTTGGCGGCGTGATGTGCAGTTAAGACAACAGGTAATCATCTTTCCAAACGCCCGTTCAGCCAGATAGCGCAGCTCTTATATAAGGTAGGCGGTTCGCCTTTTGTCCCGGTAGCGTAACCGTTAGTTAAAAGTGAGATCAGAACTGTCGTCAATCACAGAGAAGTCGTCCGTGTTGCCCTGAGAGTAGTTTTGCGGTGCATCCTGCGTCCGATCAGCGGGCTTGCTGTCAGACTTGGCACCGCAGAAGTCAACCTTGTTCGCCATGATTTCCGTTGCGGTGCGGTTGTTTCCCTGCTTGTCGGTATATTTTCGGGTCTGGATGCCACCAGTCACCAGAATCAGGCTACCCTTCTGAAACCACTTGGAAACGAACAGTGCCGTATTACCAAATGCGGTGCAGTTGAAGAAATCGGTTTCCTTCTGACCGCCGCTCTGGCGGTCGCAAGCAATGCTGAACGTACAAACATCCTTGCCGGACTTCGTAACCTTAGCTTCGGGCGTGTGAACCAGACGACCCTGAATTGCGATAGAGTTGAGCATTATTTAGCCCTCCTTCGGCTGTTTCTGAGCACAGTCCCAACACAGGACGCGCCCAAAGCGTTTTTTCGTGCTTCTTGCAGTTTCCAGCGGCGATACGGTGCGGTTGTTGTACTGAATAGGCTGCAACTGCTTTCCGCAGCAAGCGCACGGAGGAATGGCGTTCGTTTCCGTTTGCTTCTGCGCAGGCTTGTTTGCCCTGCTTGCGGTCTGTTTTTGATACTCGTCCGTGTCAGCGTCTTTTGTATCGTCAATGCAGAACAAACCGTTCAGAGCGTACTTTCTAGCGTAGCTGCTTGCAGTGCCGGTAATCTGCGAATCGTCCATGCCTTTCTTAAACTCAGGCTCACGAGCGTATGCAGTCACCGTGTAGGTGGCACCATCCTGCGATTCAACTGTTGCAGTGGCTTCAATGTAGTGCCAGCTATCAACGATAACAGGCTTGTCGGAGAGCCGCAGCACAAGGCTATGCGCTTTCAAGATGGGCTTGACCGCTTCGAGAATGTCCTCGCACGAGCGGTACTTGTATCCACCGAACTTGTTCATCTGCCCCTTCGGGGCTTTCAGCTCTGATTGAACAGCCATCAGAGCTTCATGGATTTTGCTGTTGTCCATCAGTTGTTCTCCTTCTTCGCTTCTTTTCTCGCTTTACGGCAAGTCGGGCAACGCTTAGGCAATGCCATGTTATGCGATTCGAAGAAAAAGCGTTCTGCTTTGGTAATTTCAAAAGGTTTGCCACAGTCACGGCACGTCTTTTGAATGGAGACGGTATCATCCCTTTGAGCAGCGCTTAACGCATCAAGAATAGCATAAAGTTCCATAAAGGATTCGCCCACGCTTCTTACCAGACGATGCTTCGGCGTATGGCCATTCAGCCTAAGCATTTCCTCGTAGTCTGATTTTTTGCAATTTGCGCAAAGCTTTTCATCGTTTCCCGGGTATGCCGAAAATGGCTTGTTACATCTCGTGCAATGTCTGATTTCTTTCTTGTATTTATTCATTTTCTTCCCTTTCTTCGGCTTCATTAGGCATCATTGTTCTTACTTCGGCTTAATTTGGCTGTGCAAAAATCAGCCAACCATCAGGTCTGCCAGCTGTGCGCGGAGGTCTTTCAACTCCGCTTCCCTGTCCTCGATTTCAGACTGCAAGTCCTTAATCTCGGCCATCCGGTCAGCTTCTTTGGCTTTTGCCATCTGCTCGTTGGTCATAAAGTATACGCCGTCATCCGGCTCTGTCACTCCGCCGAATCTATCAAGGTTAATCATCTTTTGGTCTCCCTCTCTTACGTTCCTCTTTGATTTGCAGTGCGCTATACCACTGGTCTTTGTCAATCTCGATGGTTGACCACCGATGGTTACAGACAAGACACTTTTTTCTGCGAACAATGTTATCGTGGTCAGACCGGCTGTCAACCGTTGCAATGTTGTCACTGCCGCACATCGGGCATTTCATCGTGCATCCCTCCACTCGTTGGTGTGGTGAGGAATGCGTTTTACTTTGCGATTTTCCTGTTCAATGCGTTCATTTTCAGAGCTGACCCCAATGGCACACAAGACGAGTGCTGTGGTGAGGAAGCTACACGAAAGGAAAACGTACCAAAACATTGCTACCACGCTTTGGCTTTTCTGGATTGCGTCGCCGCATCCTACCGAAAAGATTGCTAACGCGATTCCAAGCGTACAAAGGACATTAGCTTTCAGGCTTTTCACTCTTATTACCTCCAAAACTCAGTATCCATGCCGTAGCCATTGCCACAGATACCGTGATGATTCCACGGGCAGCTGATGAGCCCACCAGAATTTCGATGTGATGCACCATCCAGAAGTTCAGCAGAAATACCGCCAAAACCACCGCCAGTGCTATGCCCCACATCAGGGCAACTTCAATAAATGCTTTCATCTTGTCTCCTTTCATTTTTCGCCATTGCAAATCACGGCTATACCATGCTTTGCCGTTGCTTTTCGGTGAATCGCCTTGCCTTTGCTCTTCGGGTCTGAGCTTCGCTTTGCCTTCGCAATGCGCTACCTCGCAACTCAATGCCTTAGCTTTTCTGCTCCTAGCTACTCAATGTCTTAGCCTATCGTTTCTATTCTTTGCCATTGCCTATCAAAACTACGCCTTGCATCCATAGCCTTTGCAGATCTCATCAAATCAGCGCATCGCCCTTGCTGATCCCATCGCGGCATTGCTCTGCCATAGCGGTTAATTGAGGATTTCGTAAGCAAAGCGCCCTTTAGAACTGTTGCGCCACTGGCCGATGCCACGCAGAGCGCCGTAGTCCAGCCACTCGAGCACGACCTTCTCGTGAGAATCGTCCAGAAGAACGATTTCAAACTCGCAAGTCGAACCAGCGGGAATCTGCTCACTGTTGGCAAGGCTGACGCGCTCGCCCTGTGCAGTCTGGGCGCGGAGAGGGCGCTGACACTCGGTAATATCACCGTTCACATGAATTGGAATCATGCGGGGCTGAACGAAAATCAGACCGTCAATGACCTTCTTGTAGGCCGTTAGCTTGCCGCTTTCGTTCACGGCCTTCTTCTTGCCAGTTTCGGTCTTTCCGCCAATACGGGAAAGCATACCGCAGGAATCCTTGAAAAAGCCCTTAATCTGGTAGTCATACAGGATTGGGTCGCCGTTTTCGTTGCGAGGAAACACGGTCATGCCCTTGTCTGCCACAGCATCTGCGCCCAGAGCGGCCACTTCGTCCTCGATAGTGCTTGCATCAGGGGACTTGCTGGCGATAAACTCTCGCGCGATGTTCTGGTTGCTAGGCCAAGTGCCGAGAACCGCTTCGATGAATGTGATTCTGACTTTGATTTTTTTCATTTTTGCTCACTCTTTCTTTATTGATGCGTTCCAGCCGGTCTTTCTCCCGGCTGTGCCATCGGATTTCCCGCTTTCCGTAGTATCTACCGTTCATAGGTCAACTCCCCTGTTGCAAGCATCTGCGAAACTTCGCCGTAGTGCTTGCCAAGCTTGTCCGCAAGGGCTTGTACTTCTCCGATGGATGGAAACGTCTTTTCCAGCTTCTTGTTTTCTTGCTGTTTGATTTTGTACGCTGCCTTCGCGTTCAGGTTCGCCTTTGCGTTGTAGGCTTTCTTGGCGCATTCATTGTGGTACTTCTGTGATGCTACTTTTTTCAGCATCGGCTTTCCGCAGTATGCGCAGAATGCCTTACGGGGCTTGAATGTAATTCCAGCCTTCCTGTGCTTCCTGTCACGCTCTTTGTCAACCTTGCGCTTACACTCGGAGCAGTACCGTCTTGTCGGTCTGACTACGCCAAGATACAGGCCGCAGCGTTCACAGTACTTTTCTTCCACGCTGCATCTCCTCTTTCAGTCTGGCTTCCCGATTGTGACGTTCAAAGCACTGGTTGATGGACTTCTCCATCCACAGCACCTTGTTAGCATCGTTTCTGGATACGCCAGCAGCCATTGCAAGCTTCAGCCTGCGCTTGTGGCTTTGCGCTTTACGAAATTTCATCACCAGCACTCACCAGCCTTATCTGTGATGAACTTCGGGACTTCCTTGCCTGTGGCAACGCACAGCGCAACTAGCTTTTCGACCCAGATGTCAAACATGCTTTCTTTTGGCATATAGCACTGGCCAAAACAAGGCTCCTTAAAATCTGTCCAGATCGTCAGGCCGACAGCGCCATCCGTGACCGTCCATATCATGCTGTAACCTTCATTGCACAGGTTGTACAAAATGTCTCGTGCTCTGCTTTTGGCTTCGTTGATTTCAAAGGCATTCCAGCACTTTTTGCTTCCCTCGTAGGCCTTTGTCGCTTCGTCAATGGCGTGGTGCGCTTCGTCCGGGTACTCAAGGTCTACCTTTAAGGTGATGATTTGTTCCATGTTTACCCCTCCGCTTTCTGGTTCTTCTTTTCTTTCAAGAAGAGATTTACAAAGTAGACTTGGCCGCGACCGGAAATCTTAGGAGTGCGGTTAATGGAAATGTGGTCGCTGTGTTGAATCGTGGTCTCTTTGATTTCAAACAGCCCCATTTCCATACTCCGCTGCGTCGGCAAGTTGTAATCGCTACGTTTCGGGTCTTTAATGAGGTAGCCGTTCCGGCGCAGCCAGTCGAACAAACGGTTCTGACCGATGTCAATGCCGTTCTGAGACAGCAGCTCCGCCATTTCGCCAACCAAAATGCTCTTTTTGCTAGCGCTCACTGCGTCAGCAAAAAGCGCTTTCGGCTTCATGGTTTCAATCTGCTTGTCTTTCTCTTCCAGCTCCTCATGCGCTGCGATCAGTGCAGTTGCAAGGAGCTGCGAGCGGGTAAGCTGCGGTGCGTTGTAGCTTCCGGTCTTACGGATTGCAGGAAGTACATCGTTTGTGACCCATCTGCGGAATGGTGCTGCTTCTGGCTTGTCGCTGCGGAGGATGACGTGGTACAAACCGCTTTCGTTGACAATCACCATTTCCTGTTTGCCGCCAAGGGTGTCAATCAGACTGACACCCTTTTCGTCATCATCTAATCGGTCAGCAGCCATGCGGTTATTGCTAATACCAAGCACAGCGCACACGTCTTTCAGAACGAACCATGCTTCGCCGTCCATATCAACCGTGCGAACTTTGCTGTTCTGATATTCAAAAACTTGAATGTTTGCCATTTTTTCTCTCCCTTCTTACACTCCCGAATCCTGAATATTCAAAATCCGGCAGATGCTTTTCTTGATGCCGGGCGTTTCCAGCTTCCCTGTCTTAACCTTGAAAAGGTAAGAACGGTCAAAATATCGTCCGGTGTCCTCCTTGACTTTTTCAATCAACCAGTCATTGGTCTTGTCTTTTTGGATAAGAGCAATCTCGATTTGTTTGCCAAAGTCACACAGAGGCTTTTTTTCAGCCATTATTTCACCTCCGGCTATTGATTTTTACGCATAAGTGTAATATAATGAAATTGCTAGAAATCATTCATTACGCCTTCGCGGTACGGTCTTAGTATAATACGCTTTCGCGTAAAATGCAAGGCTTTTTTAAGCGTTCGCGTAATTTCAGCAAACCTTACAATGCGAGGACTGGAATTATGGCAAACTTGTACGAAAATATTGAAAAACTCTGCAAGCAGCGTGGAGTAAACGTGACCACCATGTGCAAGGAATCGGGCGCAAGCCGTGGGTCTTTGACCGATTTGAAAAACGGTAGAAAGCAAACCTTGAAATATGAGACGCTTGACAAGATAGCTTCTTATTTCGGAACAAGCGTGGATACATTGGTTTCTGGCGAGCAAAAAGAAAACCCGCCCCAGCAGCCGCAAAGCGAAGTTGACGCGGATATCAAATGGATTGAGCAGAAGTTGATGGAGATGTCGAAAGAAAAGCGTGAAGCTTTGATGAAGCTTATCAAAACGATGTGAAGGGGATGCCAATGAAAAGAACGAGCTTAGATAAGGCAGTTTTCTTTGGCGGCATTGGACTGCTTGTTTTTTCTTGCAGCCTTCATGGGACACCCAGCACTATTGTTGGTATCGCTGGAATTGTTCTTTGCTGTTACAAGTGGCAGGCCTGCTTTGGCACAAAAGCAGAAAGAAAAGCCAAAAAAGAAGCACAAAAAGTTCAAGCAAAAATGGAAGCGGCGCAGGAAAGAGAAGAAATCAGGGCTGCGCATAACCCTGTAAAAGCAAAAATTATCGTTTCCAACACTAGCAAAAAGGCAGGGAGTGCTGCCATCCGTACTGCCATTGGCAGTTCAATTGCCGGATTGCCCGGTGCTGTTTACGGAGCAGCATCCGCAAAATCTAAAACCAGCGTCACGTTTTATGTGACGTATGAAGATGGCCACAGCGGAACTGAAACCGTAAAATCTGATTCTAGCCGGTTCTTAAAACTGATGAAGGTCTGTGAAGATTGACCCGGTACAAATAAAACCCCTTGCGCCGGGCTTTCGGTAGCCTTATGCGCAAGGGGTTTTATCATGCATTGGTTATCACTTCTTTTGCCACCGGAATCTTTTCAGGATGTTCCAGCAGCCATGCAATAAATCGGTCAATCTTGGCTCTTTCTTGTTCACTCATTGTGGCATATCCTCCCGATCGGTAAGTACGGACGTTCATTTGATACGATTATACATCTTCTAGTTGTCAAGTCAATGTGTTTTTAACAACTTCGTAAAAATCGAACGTTTTGTTTACATCCATTACTTCACATCAGGGAAGCCAAAAATTGCAATGACAATGATTAAGAGCCACATTAAGTTTAAGTTACCCTTTGCTTTGTAACATTCCGTTGAGCATGGAACGAAAAGGGTTTTCAGGCAACTTGTCCAGAACATCTGCTTTGACAAGCGCGTTTGTGCTGATGCTGTGCGAAACATTGTTTAGCTGCACAATGGCATCGTCCAAGTCTTTCACGGTTGCTCCACGCCGTTCCATTGACTGGAGAAAGGTTTTCACTTCTTCAAGAACGACAGGGTTTTCGGCTTTATAGAATCCATTCGTAAAGTCCATCTTCTTCTCCTTTCACAGTTCCACAAGCTGCCCGTCAATGCGTTCGATGTTGTCTGCCGGGTCTCGCCCATCGTCTAAGGCGGCTACGGCGCGTTCCAGAACGTTTTTTGCTTCTTCATAAGCAAACTTATCTGCATCGTTGTTTGCAAGGTTGTAGACCAGTTTTAAAGCGGTCTGGCGGGCATAGTGAATGAGCATGGTGTCAATCTGATTCATACACTAACCCTCCCACGGTTTCGGCGTTTTGTTTTCGTTCGGCTCAGATGCGGGCATTCCGTCAATGATAATCATGTTGTTACCTCCTGTTTTGATCGTTTTTTCGATGGTACAGTTATAACACAGGCTGCTGTTGGTTCTCCATAGCAGCTTTTTCCATTTTTTGGCTTGTCGAATCCGGCAGTTTTGTCGGATTTTGTTGAAAGGGTGAGAATTTATGGATGAATATTTAGTAAGAACAGCCAAAGCATTAGAGATGGCTCGAATGTGTTCCGGTTTGAGCCAGCAAAAGTTGGCGGCACGGATGGGCGTGAATCGTGGCACGGTAGCAAATTGGGAGCAAGGTCTGGCAGCCATTTCCCTTCCTATGGCCATGCGCTGGTTCACCTGCTGCGGCGTATCGGTGGCTCGATACATGGACGCTTGCATTCACCCAGGGCTACTGGAGCATCTGGAAGATGACCTTTCCGATTTGGAGAAACGGCGGATTCTCATAGATGCCATGATGGAATGTTCCTCCTATGAGATAGATGCCTTGCTGTACATTCGGTACGGAGATCACGGCTCAGACCACATCGGTGTGCTGACGGAGATTCTGGCAAACCTCCACACGCCGCTCAAGGATAGGGTCGCTGTCTGCCGGATGGTATCGGGCAACTACGAGATAGCACAGGCTACCGGGACAGACCCAGACCCGAACGGAACCGCCCCAAAGATGGAGATTCTCTATCAGGCGCAGGATGCTGGAACGGAAGCCGCTATGAAGTCCAACGATTCCTATACCGTGAATCCCAATAATATAACTGGCTGATTGTCGAATTATCGAAGTTTTTGAAGAACATTTTGTCCACGTTCATCCACTTTTTGTACACCTATCGGGCAAATTCACCTTGTCAATCCGTCCCCCATAGGCTATGAATCGACAACATTCGCGCGGAATAAATAACGAATTATCGTCAATCTATTGCTTGTGATTGGTTGGCTTGTCAATCTGTCCCCCATTGCATTGAATTAAAATCTTTTCATCCACTTTTTGTACACGTTAGGTAGACCTAACCTGTAGGCGTTTCAACCTTTCGGATGTTGAACATCTGTTTATTTAGCGATATTTGCTTTGCGTTTTCCACTTTTTAAGAGAGAAAGAAAAGATTTTTGTGGAAAATTTTCTTCTTCTGCTATTAGTAGAAGTTATTTTATAATCTTGTTAATAGTCTTGTTTTATATAATGTAAAGAGGTGTACAAAAAATGGATATAGGTGTACAGATTGTGGAAACAGGTGTACGAAATGTGGACAGTTAGGTGTACAAGAAGTGGAAATAGGTGTACACTTGCTATTGATTTGTACACCTATTTGTGATATACTCTTATACGAGAGGAGGCGTGATAAGAGTGTCCGATATTAAAGGCGGGAACTTGGTTGAAAAAAGCAGACAGCTTGTTTGGGCAAAGTTTACTGACTATACAGCAGGAGAGCTACGGTTACTTGAAGTGTATCTTAGCCGCATCAATCCGAGAGACCCTGAAACTTCAACGGTTCAGTTTACGTTACAAGAATATTGCGAATTTTTGGGGTTAAAAATCAACTCTAGGAATTTGAAAGCACAGGTCAAGCATTTCATCGACAATTCTGTTGAAGTTCCTAGAGGTGACGGTTCAGGCTCGTTTGACCTGTATCCCCTGTTTAGCAGAGCAACTGTAAACTTTGAACCTAGTTTGATGAATATTACTGTGTCGTTATGTTGTAACCCGCTTCTGCAACCTGTTTTCTTTGACATTGCGGAGCGTGGATATGTCAAGTATCGCTTGCGCTACACAGCGAATATGAAATCGCAGTATAGCATTTTGCTGTATTCAATTCTCCGAGAGTTCATCGGACGTGGCGTGAGCCAGCCCGAAATTACGTTGGATAGATTAAGGGAACAGCTTGGTGCAAGAGAACCTAGCTATCAAGAGTTCAAGCATCTTAGGCGGCGTGTCATTGATATTGCGGTAGCTGAAATAAACGAAGTATCAGACCTGTGCGTTGAATATGACAAGGTCATGAGAGGTCGCAATGCGGTTGCTGTGAAGTTCAATGTAGCTTTCAAGTCTAATGAGCCAGTCATAGACGTGGAAGCTAACGAGGTTGAAAGCGTAGAGTTAAAAGATGTTCCAAAGAGCCAACGACCTGCCAGAAAGCCCCGCAGTGGCGCATACGAGGATGTGGATTGGGCATCTATTGCGCCGGAGATGTCTAAAAGCCAGTGTATCTTGACCGCAAAGCTGGTGGCAAAGAGATTGCCGGAGAAGTATCCGAACATCAAGCCTAACAAGAAAAAGGAAGCTGTTGTGAACATCATTGAGAACGCATACAGGGTTCTTGTCAGCGAACGGCTTGATAAGATTGAAAAAGACCCCGGCGCTTATATGTACTCAATTTTGAAAGAAGCAGATCTTGACGATTATGCTACGTTTGATGATAGCTTCTTGAAGTAGTCAGATGCAGCACATACGGCAGAATGAGCAGATGAAGCAGAAAGGAGAAAACGATGAACAAGGTTTACGTGGTTCTTGCAGGATGTATGGACGATTTATCTATAGAGGGTGTGTTTTCTTCCGAAGAAAAAGAAAAAGAATATATCTCCGAAATGATGAAAGACGCATATCAAGCAAGCACGAAGCCCTATTTTGAAGAATGGGACGTGCAATAAAGAAAGAGTGATAAAATGGCAAAAATCATAGCTGTCGCCAACCAGAAGGGCGGCACAGGAAAGACCACCACAAGCACCTGTCTGGCTGGTGCGTTGCAGTTGCTTGGCAAGAAAGTTCTGCTGGTGGACTGCGATGCCCAGTGCAACGCAACGGACACCTACGGCGCACAGACAGAGGACGTATGCACACTGTTTGACGTGATGACACGGCAAGGTACGGCAGAAGAAGGAATCCAGCACTGTGAAGCTGGTGACATTCTGCCGTCCGACAGCGCATTGAAGGACATCGATGAACAGATGGTTCGGGACATTGGAAAGAACTTCCGGCTGCGAGAAGCCCTTGAAAGCGTGTCTGAGCAGTACGATTACATTGTGTTGGACACTCCCCCGCAGCTTGGTCTTATGCTTGTAAATGCGTTGATCGCATCGAATGGTGTCATTGTTCCGATGACCCCTGACCGATATTCTGTAGCTGGTTTGAGCCAGCTTTCGCAGACCATCGGCGATGTTCGCAGATACTTCAATCCGACTTTGAAGATTGAAGGTCTGCTTCTGAACCAGTACAAGAGCCGGGAGAACCTGTCCAAAGAGGTTGTGGAGCAGCTCCCTGTGATTGCACAGAGCATGGGTACAACCCTGTTGGACGTGAAGATTAGACCTTCTATGGGCGTTCGCAAGGCTCAGGCAGAGCGTCACAGCCTGTTTAGTGGCGACACGGCAAAGAGTACCAGCGCAGAGGATTTCAAGGTGCTGGCGAAGATGATTGTGGAGGGAGAAGAAAATGAGTAAAATTATAAAATCATGTCCGTTGTGTGGGAAAGGCATTGTGGTAAGTGTTTTGTGCCAGTATTCTTTAGATTACAAAATAAGGAAAAACGGTAAGATTTCAACAAAATTTAAGAAAACAGATGGCGGCGGAATCGATTGTTCTGTCGCATCTTGCGAAGATTATGAAAATTGTGATGCAAGATGGGAAACAGATGAATTTTTTATAGATGAAGAAGGTCAGTTTGTTGATGAAAAGTATTGTAAGGACGGTGCAGAAGAATGAAACCAACCAGCAAAAAATCCACAGGTTTGCTTGGCGGGTTTGATTTCCAGCCTATTTTTTCGGAACAGCCATTAAGCCGAAGTGAGCCAAAGGAAGAAGAAGTAAGCCAAGCAAAGCCGAACGAAGCCGAACAAGCATTGATTAAGCCCAGTGAAGCCACAGACAGCCATGCACAGCCTAATGAAGCGAAATTAAGCGGTATTAAGCCGAAGCGAGCCAAAGACAGCGAAACACAGCCAAACAATGCCGTAGTAAGCGAAAGTAAGCCGAAGAAGCTGAAACAGGCGGAGAAAGTTCAACGTCTTATCGAACAAGGCGATGTATCCGGCGCACTAGCCGAAGCCGGTTTGACAAAGAAAAAAATCCCGATGCCGGAATCGCATCAGGGCGTTGCAAGTGGTGATGGCAAGCGTTCAAAGCGCATTACCATCCTTATGAGCGAGGAAGAGCGCAAGTACATCAACCGTGAAGCACGGCGGCACGGAATGACGATTGGGCAGTTCGTGTACGCTCTGGCAGTTGCGGCGGCAGAGGGAAAGATTGAATTGGAGGATTTCTTGGAGGATTGACGATAAAAGATTACGTCAATAATTGAAAAATGGGAAACTGATATGAGCGACTATTATGTTGAGCGACTGAATAAAGTAAGGAATATGTCGTGTAAGCCAGTAGGGATGTCTCTTGTAAAAGAGGGATATGTGTTTGACGAAGATAAATCCGTAAAATGGAATCGTGAACAGGTTTATAAGAACAATCAGAAATATCAGGACGAAGTGAAAAGACTTAATCAAGCTAAAATAAAAGCTCGTGAAGAGACTTATGCTGCTTTTTATAAAGATATTGCCGATGCGTTAAACAGAGCGATTGGTGGAAAAGAAAAAGTTACTACAGAGCAAGCAAAGGCTGTTTGGGAATATCTTGAAGGACATTTGACTGACCCGTATGATATTGAAGGCCCTCTGTATGATTTAATTAACATGATTGCAGATTTCGTTGCCGGTGGGTCAGACAATCATTAAGTCGATAAAAGCTGAGTTCTAGGGGGATTGACGTATGATGAGGTCAAAGGAATTTTACGAAGGAAGTATCAGCCGTTTACAGAAAATGGTCAAGCGTGGCATTTACGTTCTTTTGTTCGATGCCTTTGCTGTAGCAATTCAGATTCCTTTTATCTTAGCTGGTAAATGGGTTGCAGCGCACTTGATTTTGTCCATTGCTGTATCTTTTGTGGCTGGATATAGCTTTAACACGCTTGTAGATAGCAAAAGACAACTTGATATGTACAAGGCAGATATGGAATTGTACTACAAAAGTTCGTTGGAGGATTGACGAATGGGCGTAACTATCAAATGCAAAAAGACAGAGCGTGAAATAGATGTGGGCTATTTCGGCTTTTTCAAGTTGAGAGCGAAAGTTGCGGAACTTGTTGGTTCGGAAGTCGGAGAACACTATAAAAAGCTTGATGACATTCTCGACATACCCTCTCCCGAAAAAGAACACGCTCTTGAATCATACAATGGCGAAACAGAGCGATTGGTTGAAAGCAAGGAACTTCCAATCGAAATTGCAGATTTCCTTTATCAATCGGACTGTGATGGAAAAATCCGATACGGTGCCTGCAAGCAAATCTTGAAAGTCATAGGCGATTATGAAGATAGCATTATTTACGGATATGCTGGTAGAGAAAATCCCGCAAAGTTCAAAGACTTCAAAGAAATTCTTCAAGATTGCGTAGACAATAAGTGCTTTATGATTTGGAGATAACAATAACCCCCTGTGTAGTCACAATGACCGCACAGGGGTTCTGTTTTACTTATCAGCAATGCAATCCCAGTAGAGATACGCCTTGCCATCTGCGGCATCTGCGTCCTCAAGGAACGCCTTTGCCATGTCAGCGTAGAAGCCCGGAGTGTCAACGGACTGGCGCTTTGCAACCTGACAATAATCCGAGTACATCATGTTCATGACAGCCCAGAAATCGTTCGGGTCGCAGGTGATATTGCGTTGTTTGGCAACATCCTGCGTCTGCTCCAGTGTCCAGTGACAGCCCTTCGTGCCGTCAGAGTTTACCATGCTGTCGCACCATTCCTCCGCTTCATCGTGGGTGAGGTGCTGGCGTGGCATCTTGATCGAGCGACTGTCTGCTCCGCCACGTTCGTACTGCCCAGACCGCTTGTCCCAGTCTCCGTTCTGCGAGAAGCCGATTTGCGGCATTCTGCGCCCATACTCTACGTCAGGGTAACGGGGGATAGGGTAGGGGTCGATGTAGCGGTTTTCCTCCTTCGGATAGTAGGGATAGCGGTCGTTGCCACCTTCCAGTTTACGCAGACGGCGTTCCAGCTCACGTTCCCTGCGGTCACGCTCTTCCTCAAGGCGGTCACGTTCCGGCTCACGGTCTTTATCGTGTTCACGGAGCATCATCATGCGGCGAAAATTAGTCTTGCCCATAATCTATACCTCCTCAAGAAATAGACGCGGGCGCGCCAGCGTGGGAGCGGCAGAAGCAGCCAAGATACTTGAACGTGCCGGTGCCGGTCGCAGACGTTGCAACGCGGGTAGCATAGCGGGTGCGGGTGTGGATGCTCTCAGCGGTTGCCTGAGCGCAGTTGCAGTCGGTCAGAGGGTAACGAGTTGCCCCGTCACCGACCGTGATAACGACTGCTGCGTTGATAGTAGTGCTTTCAGGGATAGACTGTGAAACCACGATGCACACTTTAGATCCGTCAAGATACGCACCAGCGGGCAAAGCAATGATAAGCTGGTTGTTTGCGCTGTCAAAATTGACAGCCGTTGAAATTACTAAGTTTTTGCAGAGTTTGCAGCTTGTTTTGCAAGCCATAATGTTTTCCTCCTAAAAAATCAGGGGCAGAGGTGTCTTACCCCTGCCCCGATGGTTCACCCGGTGTTATCGGGGAGTGTGTAGGTTAGCAGCAGCCGCAGCAGTTCACGCCCACGTTGGGGTTTGCCACCTGATAAGCGGGAATCGGACGAGGATTGACCCGGTTCAGGATGGTATCAGTCTGCTGGGACATCACGGTGGTCAGAAGCGCATTCTGACGATCCTGAGAAGCCGCGAACTTGAGGTTCTGGTTCTCAGCGGTCAGAGTGGCAATCTTGTCCTGCGTGAAGTAGTCCATCATGGCGCGGTAGTTTGCGTTGCAGGTGTCCACGATGGCGCGGGCGTTGTCTGCGATAGCCTGACGGGTAGCGCAGTCCTCCGTTACGATGGTATACTTCAGGTCGCCGATCAGCTGCTTGTTCTCGCAGCAGCAAGATGCCAGCTGCGTGGCAAGAGCGGTCTGACCAGCCTGCCGTGCGTTGCCCTCCTGCATGATGGCAAGGTTGATGGCGTTGTCGCCGTTGGACACGCTGCGTTCCAGACCGTTCACCAGCTGTGCGTTCTGGTAGCCAAGCTGACAGATGGCGCTGTTCACACCGGCAAAGCCGTTTGCGATGTTGGTGTTGACGCCGTTCATCTGTGCCAACTGGTCATACCCCAGAGAGCAGATGCCGCTCTGGATGCCCGCCAGAGAACGGGATGTATCCTGCTGGTAGAAGCCCTCAGACAGAGCCGCGCGGGTGTCTGCACCGCCCTGACCAGTTGCGCCAGTGCCGACCAGATAGGGGATGTAGCTGTTCATACCGTTGTCCCCGCCGTTCCGGCCATAGCCGTTTGTGCCCCAGCCGAAGATGATAGCGAGGATGATGACAGCCCACAGACCTTCGTTGCCGAAGAATCCGCCGTTGTTATTGCCGCCGTCCTGCCCAGCCAGATAGCCAGTTGCAAAATCGTCCATAACAAAACTCCTTTCAGTTTTGCGTTATGCTATCCCACCGCCGTATGCGATGGGCGAAGCCAAACAAATGCGGTTTTTGTCAAGTCCGCAAAAACTGAGAAGCGTTTCGCTTAGAGGGATGCGTTATCGGGGCAGCGTCAGATTCAGGACGCTTGCCAGCTGGTTCAGGTCGATGCCACGCTCTTTGGCGAGGTTCTGCGCCATCGTCCGAAGTTGCGCTTCGTTTTTACCCTGAATCAGGTTCAGCCCTTGCATGATGGGTGCGCTCTGCCCACCCAACTGCTGGATAAGCCCCATCGGGTTCTGCCCGGCACGAGCCAGATTTGCAAGCTGCATGATAGGGCTGTGAGTAATCATATCAAACGGAGAGGGCATCGCTTATTCTCCTTTCTTCGCTGCGGCAGTGGGCTTAGAAAAGCTCTTCTGCCATTTTTCCAGTTCATCCAGTCGGTGGACAAGGGCATTGTACTGCTCAATAGGCACATACTGCTGTGTCGGTGCAGCGGTCTGCTGTGCCTGTTGCGCCTGCATTTGCCGCCATGCTTCCGGGCTGTAAAACTCCTGCACATAGGATTCACAGGTGTCCGGATTAAGCCGCTTGCAGTAGATCACGCCACTGCGCAAGTCTGGGCAGTAGGTCGGTCTGCCGTACAGGTCAGACGGTATTGCCAGAAATTCTTCCCTGCTGGAAACGGGTCTGCCGAGCAACCAACCGCCATCTTGTGCCGACTGCTGAACAGGCTGTTGCCCATTCATCGGCTGCGGACGCTGCGGCTGTGCCTGTTGCATCTGTGTGTTCGGCAGGGGAGTGGCAAGCCCTACCGTGCCCATGCCGCCGTAAGGATTGACAGGCTGCTGCGGAACGTAGGGTGTTCCGGGTGTCGGATAATAGCTCATAAAACATCCCTCCTTGTGCTCTCAGTGTACCGCATCGGCAAAAAACGAAGGACAACGAAGGTACAACGAAGGACAAAAAAGAAAAGCACCCACACGGAAAAATCCGCATGAGCGCTTAACTATTAAAGGACTTCTCATTGGAAGCAAAACTAAAATATCACGTTTTTGATTGCAAGGCAAGTCTTTCGACAAAAATAGTGCGAATAAGACAAAATCCACCGCTTTGCCTACAAAGTACTCCGCGTGGAACGCAGGGCTTTGGCAAAGCAGGGGATGTTTTAACGTCGGCTTGCGCACCATCCGGTTGGCATCATCACCGATAATCAGGTCTGCCACACGTAGCCGACCATGAAAAGCTTATCCTTTGTTCAGCGCAATTTAAGATTTACTTGATATGGATATTGTACCACAAATCGTGCAAAAAGAAAAGCGGCAGACCCGAAAGCCTGCCGCTTTTGAATCGCCTGAGCAGGAGCTCAAAGCTAATCCTATAACCATAATTAGTATATCACACATTCAGCATTTTATCAATGCCTTTCAGCCGGTAGCCTATCGCCGTCCGGCTGTAATGCGTCTGTGCTGCAATGTCCGGCAACGGGAGCCGCTCAACGTACCGCAGTAAGGCTATCTTACGGTCAACCCTCCCAAGCGGTGCGCTTTTGATGGCGGCGGTCATCTGCTGTCGGTCAAGTCCTTGCAGCGCAGCGGGCAGCACTACACGAGCCGCCGCCACAGGCAGCACCGAGCCAGAAGGGCTGCGGCAACTGTCCGGCGTTGCGCACCATTACAGGGACGTTACCGAGATGGTCGATTTTGCCGCATCTCTTGATTTCACAAAATCGTTTCTGCTCGTATGTAGTGCTTGCCATGATATCCTCCTTACTGCTTTTGCAGTGCCGCTCGTGCCCGGTCAAAGAAAAACTGGATAACCTTGCTCATGGTCTCTTCCGTGATTGCCCAGCTGACCAGCTTGCCCCACCGGCTGTTGTCCAGATAGTGGCGCAGCATCTTGACGCACCACGCCTTGCGCTCTGCGCCGCGCTTGGTGCCTTGAATCTCACGCTCTGCCTGGTCGATGAGGTCAAGCACCAGCGTCCTGACCGCTGCGCCGTAGCCCAGACGGATAAGCCCCAGCGCAAGCGACACAGTGCCCACAACGATGAGCGCCAGCGCTAGCCACGAGGGCAGCGGGGTGAGAATAGTGTTAAGAATGGTTTCCATGTGTTACTCTCCTTTCTCTTTTTCGAGATCTTCGATGCGGTGGTTTGCCACCTTGATCTGTTCTTCCAGCACCGGCACGCGCTTGGCGAAGTTGTTGTGCTCCCGGACTTCGCGTGTCAGCTCTTCCAGTTTGGTTTCGGTGACGGCCTGCTGCTTGTCCAGCTTGACGTCCATGCTCTTGTCCATGCTCTGAGCGGTGCGGTTGTTGGAGATGATCACGCCGATCAGGCTCAGACCGCCGGTGATGATTGCCACGATGATTGCTTCGCTCATGCGCCCTCCCGAAGACGGGTCAGACCCTTCTTAGCGATGATTTTAGCGTAGTCCTTATAGGGCACAGATAAGTCCACGCCGGAAATCTTGCCCGGTATCGCGTCTACAACACCGGGAATCTTGCCCTTGTTGGTGTACTGCCACAAGCCGAACGGCCAGCCCGGTTCGGGCTTCTTGCTGAGGTATGCTGCCAGCCAGACGTCGTACGGCTTCAGCGCAGCGCCGGTCATGTACAGGTTAGTTTCGCCGAAGTACAGCCCGGTGTACAGCATGGCGTAAAAGCCCCAGCGCTCCACAGTGCCCAGCGCGTGGGCGGCAATGTCCGTCAGGGTCTGCTTGTCCAACGGCGCTTGCACATACTTGTCCTCAATGTCCACCGCAACGGGCAGTTGCACTGTCTTGCCGGTCAGCACCTTGCGCAGCAGGGCAAGCTCTGCGTCAGCCTCTGCCGTGTTGACCGCCTTGCAGTAATAGTACACGCCGCAGGGGATGCCCAGCCGCTGGCACTCGCGGTAGTTGCGCTCAAAGGTGGGGTCGATGTACGGCTTGCTGGGTGCGTCTTTCGGGCTGTTGCCCAGCGCCCGCAGCATCACACCGGAGACAAGGCCGCTTGCCTTGACATTGTCCCAGTCGATGCGCCCCTGCCAGCGGGAAACGTCCATGATAGGGAGCATGATATCAGTCCTTTCTTTTATGTTGGTGAATAGTCAAATAAAGCATCCTTTAGTTAATCAATATCCAAATTCTCTGTCTAGTCCTGCGCCAAAACGAACAAGGTTTATTTTTTTGATGGTGGGTCTTACAACAACAACACTAAATGATTGTTCTGTATCAGTGCCCTGTACTCTCTCCGGCGCAACAATGTTGCCATCATACCCTGTAATTGCTCTATATTCGTCTGTATCTAGGTTTGACTGTTCAAATTTTCCGCAGTTAGATGCAATAGAAAGCCAAGGTGTGCTAAAATTGTAATCCGCGTGTGAATGACCAAATAACTGGATTAATGTACCGCCATTGGCAATGAAATTATTTATCTGCTCCTTTACAAAGTCACCGTTGTATACAGTTGTAGCTGCCCAGTTCTGTGTATTGATAGGGGATTCGTGAATGCAAAAAATAAGGGAACTAAAATTTAT